GGATGGCGATGGGATGGCGGGTTTACGCCTGCCGAAATCAGCGGAAGTCTTGCTACCGTTCGTAGCCGGTCGCGCGAAATGGCGAAGAATAATCCGCATTTCAAACGCTGGCTACAGTTAATGGCGGTCAATATTGTCGGGGAAGGATTTGCTTTGAAGTCCACACCGCACGATGGATTCCCTGGTAATAAGGATTACCGCCTGGATGAAAAAGCAGCGAAGTTTATTGAGTGGCACTTCTGGCGCTGGAGCATGAACCGTGATTGGTGTGACGTGTCCGGCCGCATGACAGTACCGGAAATGGACCGTCTGAATGTCAAGACGTGGAAGCGCGACGGCGAATATTTCATCCTGATTGAAGATGCACCGTTGCCGAATCCTTACGGTATTTCCTTGCGCGTCGTGCGGTCGGATATATGCGATGAACGATATAATGTCAGCAAACTCCCAAGCGGTAATATTGTCCAGTGTGGCGTGGAAATGGAACCGGGAACACGTCGCCCGGTTGCGTACTACATGCACGCCGGTTCGAATTACACCAATGTTGTTGCGCGAAGCGGCCAACTTGTTCGCATCCCGGCCAGCCGGGTGATTCATGGATTTACAAAAGATGACGAAGCGCAGCCGCGTGGTGTTCCTGCGGCACACGCTTCGATGGTCAAGCTGAAGATGGTCGAGGAATACGATAGGGCCGAATTGACGGCGGCACGGGATGAGGCGTGCAGCGTTAGAACCTATCATGCGCCGAAAGGAAATGACGCAGAAATTGCGGATTTGACGAGTGATGAAAACAAAGACGCCGCAAGCGCGTTGACCGCCGAAAAGGAGCCAGGCCAGAGCGAGGTGCTACCGATTGGATGGGAGTCGGACATCAATACTCCGGCGCATCCAAACCGCGAATTGACGGCGTTCAAAGCGTCCATGTTAAAGGACGTGGCAAGCGGATTTAACGTGGAATACAGCAATTTTGCAAACGATTGGGCGGGCGTCTCGTTTTCATCCGTGCGTGTGGGCACGATTAGCGAGCGCGACATGTATATCACCGATCAAAATGATTACATTGCGCAGAATAAAAGCCCTGTTTTTCGTGCATGGTTGCGCTCGTTCCTGGCTTATTCTGTGAGCGGCGGACTTCCATTATCGAAACATGATAAGTTCAGCGAGCATGAATACCGTGGCCGTCGCTGGATGTGGGTTGATCCGATGAGGGACATGAACGCCGCCCAGAAGGCGGTAGAAAATCACTGGAAAACAAACACCGATGTTGCGGCAGATATTGGGAACGACTACGAAGATAACCTTGAGGTGATGGCGCGCGAAAAGGTATCGAGGGCCGCCCTTGTTAGTAGTGATAATAAGGACGCACTGCCAGTCCTAAACGGGGCACAGATTGCCGCCGCGCTGGAAGTAATACAGAACTATTCAAGCGGGGCAATAGGCAAAGAAGCCGCAATCGCGCTGCTCACGGCGTCTGGCGTACCTCCCGATGCCGCGAGCAACATAGTGGCTAAACAGAAAGTAGCGAAGGAGCTAAAATGAAAAGAAAAAATAACATCGTAAACGCCCCGGAAAAGAACGCCCCCGAACAGCGCAAGGACGGCATGAATATCCGGGCCGCCAGCATCGAATTGATCCGCGCTGAGGGTGATACGCCAGCTTCCGTTCGCATGAGTGTGTCGAGCGAAACGCCGGTGCTTACCTATGCCGAATTTAACGAGCGCTATCAACAAATTTACGAAGTGTTGGATCACGACGAAGGCAGTATTGACATGACGCGGTGCAAGGATGGCCTTGTAATTCTCGACCGCCATTTTGGGGATCAGGTTGGCCTGATGCCGGTGTCAATCAAGGATCGAAAATTAGGAGGGGGCGTAGAGTTTTGCACAGGGGCGCGTGCCCAAGAGATAGCGACAGACGCGGCTAAGGGGCTTCGGCGTAATGTCTCGGTCGGCTACCGAGTCAATGCCGAAAGCTATCGTGTCGAAGGCGACAAGGATGGAATCCCGGTGGTTCGGGCGATGTCCTGGATGCCTTACGAAGCGAGTTTTGAGCCGGTGCCAGCCGATATCAATGTGGGTTACGGACGCTCGGAAAATAACACGGCAGAAAATGCCACAACGAAAGGGACCAGAACCATGAAGGACGAAGTAAAATTGGATGCCGATGCGGTGGTTGAAATCTACCGTTTGGCCCGCGCGTTCGACGTGACGCCCGGCGAAGCTGATGAACACATTAAGAGCGGAAAATCTGTAGAAGATTTCCGCGCTTTGGCTCTTAAAAAAGCCGAAGCCGACAAGGTTGAAACGACCCGCCTACTGGCCGAGGCAAAGACCCGCAAGGTTGAACCTCCGGCCAAGGTGCCGCCGAAAGTGGTGCTGGATAGCCGTGAGCAGGCCCAGGTTGTCAAGCGGTTCAGCGTGTTTAAGGTGCTGCGCAATCTGGCCGGTATTGGCAAAGAGGACATTGGCTTCGAGCGCGAAATCAGCGATGAGATTTCCAAGCGTAGCGGTCGCAGCGCGCAGGGTATCATCATCCCGCATTGCGCACCCATCGGTATGCGTGCCGATCCCTTCCTTAAGGGCGGCAATGGCAGCAACTTTGTTGCAACCGATCTGTTGATTGCCCAATTCATCGACGTGCTCCGCACCAAGATGGTTTTGGCGCAGGCTGGCGTGACCACGCTTTCCGGTCTGGTCGGTGATGTGGCGATTCCCAAGGGTGGGGCGATCACGGGTGGATGGGTGGACGGTGAGAATGGTGCCGGGACCGAAGGAAAACCGACCGTGAAGCAAGTCACCGGAACGCCGCACACCGCTTCCGGCTGGACAGACATCAGCCGGCGCTTGCTGCTCCAGAGCGGTATTGACGTGGAAATGTTCGTGCAGAACGAACTGATCCAAACGCTGGCGCGCTTAATCGAAGTCGCGGCCCTGCACGGTACGAACGCGAACGGCCAGCCCAAGGGGTTGATTAATCAAGATGACGTGAATAACCCGACCGTCACCGTTGATGCTCCGACCCGTGCCCAGATGATTACGTTCCTAACGCAAATCATGTCTGACAACGCGGATATGAACGGCCAAGCATGGATCATGCGCGCAAGCGGCATGGGATTGCTTGCCAACAGGCCGAACGGTTCGGTTGTTATAGAAAATATAGCCGAGACCGAGAACGTAGGCGGCGGCCCCCTGGCTGGCTTCCTGCTCGACCTGGCAACAAAAACGATGCTGGGCTATCCGGTGCACGTTACACAGAACGTCGCGGATACTCACATCTTCTTCGGTGCCTGGAATCAGCTGATTCTCGCGCTGTGGAGCGGTGTTGACCTGACGATTGACCCGTACTCCAACAGCACGACCGGCGCGGTTCGGATCGTGGCCTTGCAGGATTGCGATGTCATGTGCCGGCATGGAGAAGCGTTTGCGTACAATGCAACGCTGACATCGTAAGCGCGGTATAAAACAGCAACACGGGCCGGTCGCAATCCGGCCGGCCCGCTGAACGTCAGCAAGATAAGGAAACGAAGAAATGAAAAGAATGATCATATCAGCGATGATCGTGGTGTGTTTTGCGCTGGGCGCCAATGCCGCGTTGGATACCTACGCGCTGACTCAGCATGATCAAGTGCTGGCTGCGCAAGCGACCGCATTGGAAGTTTCCCCTACCACGCTTCTGGCCCCGCAGACAGTTGCGGAAGCCGGGTCAGCGTCTGGGGAATTTGTAACACTGACCGCGTACAAGGGCAAAGCCCTGTTGTCCGCGTCTGTTAGCACGGGGTCTGTTGTTGTTTCGCTTGGATACGCCACCAATGCGCTGACTGCGACAAATTACACGTTCACGTCGGGCGCGACCGTGCAAGGAACCGAGATAGACCTTGACGCGCTCATCGGAACCAACGCGGCATTATACGCGCAAGCCGTTTGCACGAATACTTCCGCCGATACAACCAACGCGGTATCCGCCGCGCTGTTTGTTATGACTCCGCGCACGGCATTACAGACTATTACCGGTTCGGCTGTGGACACGATAACCTACAAGGGTTACGGAACCATCATCGTGAGTATCGGAACCCCGCTGACCGGGGCGACGAACTTTAGCGGCGTAGTTTCGATCCAACGTGCCGCAGCGTCAACCGGAACATGGGCCACAGTGACTAACTTGACCGGAACCGTGACGGCGACGGGCAACACCGCCGGTGCTGTGACACGGCTTCCGTATGAGTTCGGCGTCGGAGGTCGCTACATTCGCGCAGTCTTTACGACTACGAATGA